TCACCAATCTGTTCTAGGCTGATGCTCTGGAGATAAGAACGCTTCTCACGATTCCAGCCAACGTAGGAAACCATGATTCCCTTCTCCATTAGGTAGTTCCCACCAAGCTCCATTTGACGCTTGAAGTCAGGGATATAAGAAGAACGCATCCACTTAAGAAAGCCAGAAACAACAGCAGCCTTGGGCATTGCTGCCATCGAAGTTGGGAACGCTTTAATGTGGGAACGCTGAAGAGCCTGGTCAAACAGCGCAACATACATATCAATGCGCTCGCCAACTACGTTTACCTCTTGGTCAGAAGCACCTTGCCACGGAAAGGCGTTTGCCCCGTTTTTGCGTAGGTCGTCCGACTTCCCATCCCAGATATTCCGTCGGTCATTATAAGAACGCAAGCAAGACTCAAAGTAGTAATCTAGATCAATCAGGCAGGTGTCGTAAGCATTAGCCAACGCACCAATATCAGGCTCTTTGTCCACATAAACAAGGGACTCATCTTCTATTTCTTGAATTGGATTCATGGTGTGTATTGGTAGTAGTCCCCAAGGTCGGAATCAACAAGGATAACATCAACTTCTTTCCCAATCAAGCGGCTTGCCATTTGAGCGGGGACTTTAATATTTACGCTGAATCCGTCAATCCGCCCCTTTACCCATGTAGGGTTATTGCAGGTCTGTAAAATCATCGCCTTCAATGAAGATTCTGGAAGGTCTGCAATAACAGCTTCAACAACCTTTGCTGGCCGTCCTCGTTTTTTTGGTTCTTTTTTTGCAATCATATTAGTAGCCTCCACCTCCCTGAGTTGTAACTAAATTGACGGAATTGTCAACATGATCTATTCCAGCGATTGCTGCGTAACGTAAAACGTCAATCACGTCCTTCCATGCTTCCTTTAATCCGCCGTCTCCGGTATATTCCGACAAGCCTTGGATAATGTTCTCACAGTCAGAACTAATGTAGAAATGCGGTCGATTGACGGAATCCAACGGCTTAGAAGTATCCCATGCCATTTTCCCGATCAATGCTTGCAGCCCATCGTCAATATCCAACCCAGGAGCAGGGATGCAAACTAGTCCTGCTTCGTTCAAATCCTCGATAATTGAAGATGAACCATCCTGAACTTGATACTTTGCTGCGCCTAATCTTGGGTCAATTAACCGCTCAAAAATCTCCTCTTCGCCTTCTACCTCCTCGATAAGGTCAACATAGTCACGGATACCGTAGCCTTGCCCTTTAGCACCCTCTCCAGGCATCCACTTACCATTCCGCCATTCCGCCCAGTCGCCTACGTCAACCCCAGGCCATTCGCGGTAAACCCACATTGTTCCCCCCTCATCTACGGCGATCCAACACATAAACCAGCTCTTTGATCCTGCTGGGTCGATAATGTGATACCTTGTGATGTTGCGAGTCGGAATCTTTTCTGGCTCCACCACGTTGACAACCTTGTTAAACTTGGGAAACTTGGTAGCGTGTGACTTCATAGGCACACCGTAAGCACGAATCAAAATCTCTTCCCGTGTCCTGCCTTTCAGCGTGTCCTTGATGCGCTCGTATCCGCCAAAAGCATTGTCTTGTGAGTGGAAGTAATGAATAGACGCATTTAGCTTCTTAGACTTCTGGACATACGGAACAAGCTCATTATTAAGCAGTTCTGCTTCCCTGCTTTCAATGGTTGTTGCGCCGTCTAGATACTCCTTGATAACCTCAGTCCACCCATCAATCGGCGTGAACGTCACCAGCATCTTAGAGTTGCGAGTTGCAAGCCGAAAGCGTAGAGTGTTTATCAGTTCGGGACCGAGAAGATATTCATCCAGCCATACGCCGATATTGTGCCACACGGGATTCCTAGATCCAAGCTCCGCGCCCTCTAGGATGGTAGGATTGTTCTGATACTGGGAATACGTCTTGAAGATAATCTGTGAACCGTTCGGCAGAATTAGCGACGAATCAGTGAATCCTGTTTTCTTCTTGTAGGAAATGTAGGCGTTTGCGCTAGTAAACTTCGTTTTTAGATACTCAGGAAGCCAAGCCCACACCGCGCTTTGTTGCTGGCGAATAGATACCTCGGACGTTTGAGCAAAGCAGAATATCTCAGAGTTAGGATTCTCCACCGCAGCACGGACAACGGAGAATGCACCCCACTGAGTTTTCCCGCTTCTGTTACCGCCAAGTGCTAAGATTTCATTTACTTCGTGAAGCTGCTCCTCTGCCTTCATCCAGTGAGGCAATCGAAACCCATACTGATACGGGTCTTTTTCGGCATTCTCAATAGCTTCGTGGTAGATTCGATGGATAGACAACACCTCTTCGGGTGTCATTTCGATTATCTCTTCGTCCGTTGGAGGAGTGAGGATTTGATGCGCTCTCCAAATCATACGATTTCTGCGTCGATTACCTTGCCCTTGGCGATGCGTGTTCTTGCCTCATTGATAAGGTTTGCAGCGTCATCTAGGCTTGCTCCCTTGCGATGCTCCACAACGGTAGTCGCCATGCCTGTAAGCTGTGCTGCTTTGTCTGTAAGAATACCAACCGTGATTGCCAGCTTCTCAGGGGAAATCTTAGCAAGGCTGTCAGGGTCGTCAAATAGCTGTGTAGCGCGTTCAAATAACAAATCGGTGTATTCCTGCGCTGCAATGGCGTAACGCATGGAGAACTCCTTACGCTTCGTCTCTAGGGTATCGTTATGCCGCCATTCTAGCCCACGGATTACATCACGTCCTATCCCAGTTTTCTTGGAAATCTCGGTTATCCTTGCGCCCTGAGATAAAAGAAACAACGCCAACGCTGCTTTGTGGGGAGCGTAATGCTCGACGTTATTACGGGAGAGAGACTTGGCACGTTCGCGCACTTCAAGAAACCACTCGCTTTTGTCAGGGCGGTCGTCGTAGTAGTTCTCTTTGAACTTCTCTAGTTTTTCATCGATCATTTTGGTTGGTGCTTAGGATTAAAACCTAGTTTCCTCCCAAATCCAAGCCTTGTTTTTCATTAAATTCTTTCGCCATATTTGTAATTTCTGCGGAAAATTCAGGATCGCTTGATGCTTGATGAGCTAATGCAGTTAGCCCAGTCCTTGTTAGAAACATTTCTTTTGCCATTTTGTTGTAAACATCGTTAACAGCACCTGGCATAGCAGTTTTTGATAGACCATTTTTTAAAGCAATCATTAAAGCATTTCTTTGAGAACCAGAAGAAAGCATTGCAGTTATAAGTCTATTTTTAGTAGAAAGTCCCATTTGCCCTATGGGAAGACCTAAAATCACTCCTTTATTTGTTGCGGTAAATCTTGGATTGAAGCCTGGAGCAGAAGTATTTGCAATTATATTTGCCTCATATAATCTAGCAATATCGTAAAGTTTTTGAGCTTCTTCTTTACCAAGAACGATTTCTAGCTTCTTTGCAAATGCAGTTTTACCTGTTTCATTTGGAGATTTATAGGCAGATATGAATTTCTTGGTATCAAACAAAGTCTCAAATGGGGCGTTAGCAGTTGGGGTTCCTCCTGCAAACTGATCTAAAAGCTCACGCCTAAAGTCTCCTTTGTAAAGATTTCTTGCTTCAAGAGATGCCTTGCTTAGTTCACGCATTGCAACAATAGCATCCGTAGTCGTGCTGCTTGGAGAAAGTATTGCTTTAGAGATTACGTCTGGGTCAATGTTTTCAAAGTTGCCCTTTTTAGCCAATTTAAAAATACTCGAATTGATAAGCCTTTCTTCTTCTTTTTCAGCCTGAAGCCTTTTTGTGATGGATTTCGCTAAAGACTTTCTTTCATTGTCTGAAAGAGGTTGACCCATTTTTTGCAAGTCATCAAAACTAAGTTTGCTTTTATCAAGCCCTTTGATATCACCAATGTTTCGATTTATTTCATCAATAGATCTTTTTTGCGCCGCTGCTTGCTTGCCAAAAAGAGATTCAAGCATACCATCGTCAACCTGAACTTTTCTGCCGCCAGTGCGACCAACTCCAATATTATTCATGTATTGAAGCTGAAGCAAACCAAGCATCTTGTCAGCTTCACCAGCCTTTTGTGGATTAGCCGCACCAAGCTCGCGCAGGGCTTGAGTCACCCTTTGCACCGTATAAGGTTCTTTTAAAACTGAATTTACAATGTCTCTAGGAGTTGTTGCCTGTTCTCCAGCAGCTTCCCTTAAAATTCCGCCAAGTGTATTTTTCTCAAAAGCTCCTCTTGCTTGGACTAATTCAGTTGCTTTTTGAAACTCATCGCCAAGGTTACTAACCGTGCCGTCTGGATTGACCGCATTAAATCTGCTGTAAATATCCCTTCTGAGTTTTGATAATTCAGCCGAAACACCAGCACCAAAAACGTCTTTAGTTGTTCCTCCTACGGCATTATCAGGACGAGCATCATTAAATGCGCGAATGTAAGCATCAAAAGCCCTAAAATCCAACTTGTCATTGTTCTTAATAGATTCAATCTGATTTGCTAGACTGCGTATTACTTTAGGGTCTTTCTCTCCGTCTATTCTTTTTTGTATTGATGCTATTTTATTTTCATCTATCGCCAATGCCCGAAGTCTATTTTCAACGCTTTTAACTGCTGATTCGTCAAATGCTCCACCTATGTTTACTTTCCCCTTAATTCTTGGCAAAGCTCCCAATAATTCTTTTGCGCTTATGTAAAAGTCAGCACGTTCTGCCACATTTTTCAATACATCGTATTGCTCGGTTGTTGATTTAATAGCTTGATCTTCAGAATTCTTAATTTCAACACGAAGAATATCACCAAGCTCATCAATATCACTTAATGCTCCTTTTGTTTGGCGATCTAATGCAGCCGCAACAATTCTTTTATCTCTACCTGTCAATGATGCAATATTACCAGAAAGCGCATTTCTTTGTGCTTCTTTTTGTGCAGCAATATTGGCAAAGTCACTAGGAGTTGCTGATGCTTTGCTTTTAAAATTATCAAACAATCTAATTAGTGACTCCTGTGTTTTAAGGGCAGCAGATGTAATGTTAGATTTTGCATATGTTCCGGCAAGCTCAGACTGCATTTCAACGCCTTGTTGTCCAGCTAGTTTAGCTCCCATTGGCACTTGAATCTCTCCAGCTTTGCGTCCTTGTTTTGCTGCTAGTTTTTGCTCACTAGTCATCAATCTTTCTGCTGCTCCTTCAAGCTCTATGGCGAACTTGTTTGCAAATGGATTTTCAATTCTTGCAGCCCTCATTGCGGGAATAGCCACATCAGTAACACTTCCAATTCCAGCACTAATAATAGCTTGAGTTCCACGTCTTGCCATTGTTCCTCCAAGGTCAGATGGTAAGCCATAGGTAAACCTTAATGCTTCATCAATTCCTGCTCCTACACCAGCTCCCACAGCAGATGAACCTAAAACTGCAAGTGCTGGGCTTTTAGTTGCTGCTGATATACCAAGGAATGATAAAATTTCCGCTGCAACACCAGGAGCCTCAACAGCAATTCCAGCAAGACCAGCTATGCCCTTATCCAATGTTGTTTTTACACCGCCATCTGATTGTTTAATAAAAAACTCGGTATTGCCTCCAATATTAACTGGAAGAACATTTCCTTTGCCAAATGTGTTTTCAAGAAGTTGCGCTTTGCTAGTTGGATTAGGCAAACTTGCTACTTGTGCCATAAGCCCAGTAGGAAGTTGTTCCGCAGCCATGCCGCCTTCGCTGACTGGAGCCTTGTAGATTTGAGCAACAAGCTCACGCTGCCTTTCTTTTGTTGGAGGATTAGGATCATTGGAGATTGTCACGCCTCCTATTGGCGAGTATGCACCAAATCCTGTTTTTTCAAGCTCTCTAGTAAGTTTGCCAATTCGTTCTAGTTCTGGCTTGGCTTCTTGCTCTTGAAGTAAGTCGTATTCGGATTGCAGTCTTTCAGCCTCACGATCCAAAACCAATCCTTGTTCTCTTAAAGAAAATGCTTTTTCTTTATCTCCTGCACTTTCAGCCTCTTTTATTTTTTTTGCTGTGAGAACAAGATCGGAAGAAAGCTCTCCAAGCTCCCTCTCAATGAGTTTTTTGTTGTTTTGTAGTTCGCTCATTGACCTCTGATTATTTTTCTTGCTTCTTGTGCTTCTGGGCTTAATCCGATAATCGGGACATTAGGAGCTTCAAAAATTGTGGACTTGCTTAATAGTTTCTTGTTGAGCTTTGTCCAATCATACGACTTGCCCTCAACGCCATTAGCATTTACCCGTGCAATCTGTCTATTCCTAATGTAATCGTTAACGTAGTTATCGTATGCTGCTTGATCTATTTTCTTCTCATCAAGAAGTTTTATTACGTCATCAGGAGTTCCATTAGTCGCTTCAAACGCATTAAGAAGATTCAAGCTGAGGGACTTAGCCAATGTGTCTTTTCGTGCATTTGCTTTAAGCGGAGAGAATCGACCTTCAAATCTTGGCCATTCTTTCTCAGTCATAGTTCCCGCTGCCCCACCAGTTGGGGAGCTTGCTCTTAGTT